TCGGTTCCTTATTAATTACCCGTATGTTACTAACTGGGGTTTACTACATAGTCTTCATGTATCCACTGCCCACCACCTCGGTTGTTGGGATACCATTCATAGCCCAAAAGCCGCATCGTTTGAGCGTCGTTGCCTGTGCCTGTGTCTGCAATTTCTGCTATCATCGTCTCAAAGGGCGAACCTTGACCAAGACTACCGGTTAATGCAGCCGTTTCAATCTGAGCCCCGATGCGGTTCATCACCTCATCTCGCTGACCGCCTTCAGGCAACGTACTTACTAGTGCCAGTAGATCGGCTAAGGACTGGGCTTGGCGGTCACCCAGGTACTTAGTGATCTCCAGGTTGGTCAGGTCTGCTTCCAAGTCGGCTCGCTGTTGATTGATATCTGCGGCTTTATCCGCTAGGAGGTAATCAACCGTTTGTTCGCCGCCAATATAGCCAGTGGCCAGGCCATCTCGATATTTGTTGTCCTCATCCTGTTGCTTGGCCTCTAGCGTTCTGCTCTCTTTGCCGTCAATGGTCACTGAGCCTGCAGCGATCTCTCGCGCATAATCCAGTTGCTGACGCGCCTCGTTGTAATCGCCCTTAATAATGGCGTTTTGTATGGACGTAGAAGTCCACGAGTCAATGTTGGCTAGCGATATTTGAGTTTTTAACTCTTCAAGCAAAACCTTTTCTTCGCTATTCACGCGCTTTGAAGCTATACGCTCATCGATCTCTCGTATTTCCTTAGCCCCTGCGCGTTGCTCTTGGGCTACGTCCTTAGCAGCCCCTCGCTGTTCTTTTGCTACGTCAACCGTTGCAGTTGCTGCGGCTTTAGTGCCCTTTAATTGCGTCAATGCTACATTAAAATCGCCTTGAGATATTGTGCGTTGTACCGCCTTAGCAGCATCAGCCGATATTGTGCCTAATTCTATCTGCGTCTTCAACTCTTCAAGCAATACCTTCTCTTCGCTCGAAACTTGTTCAGAGGCTATACGCTCATCAATTTGGGCTACGTCAACCGCAGCACCTCGCTGCTCCTTAGCTACATCAACCGCAGCAGTTGCATCGGCCTTAGTGCCCTCTAATTGCGTCAATGCTACATTAAAATCGCCTTGAGCAATTGTGCGTTGTACCGCCTTAGCCGCATCAGCCGATATCGTGCCCAATTGTATCTGCGTTTTCAACTCTTCAAGTAGCACCTTCTCTTCGCTCGAAACTTGTTCAGAGGCTATACGCTCATCAATTTGGGCTACGTCAACCGCAGCACCTCGTTGCTCCTTTGCTACATTAACCGCAGCAGTTGCATCGGCCTTAGTGCCTTCTAATTGCGTCAATGCTACGTTGAAATCGCCTTGAGCAATTGTGCGTTGTACCGCCTTAGCAGCATCAGCCGATATTGTGCCTAATTGTATCTGCGTTTTCAACTCTTCAAGCAATACCTTCTCTTCGCTTGAAACTTGTTCAGAAGCGATACGTTCATCAATTTGGGCTACGTCAACCGCAGCACCTCGCTGCTCCTTAGCTACATCAACTGTGGCTTTGCTTTGTTCTTTTATGCCCTCTAATACAGTATTAGCTTCGCCTAAGTTACCCTCATTAATGATCCGTTGTAGGTCTTGTGCGCCGAACATGTCGATCTGACCGAGCGTCACTGCATTCTTCAATTCCTTGATCAGGTTCTCCTGTTCAAACGTCAGTCGATCACTTTGGATGTCCCGTTCAAGGCCCATTAACATCTCGGCTTCGTCGTAGCTGCCTTCGTTAATCAGCTTCTGTATGTCCGTACGGGATTTCGCGTCAATTCGCGCCAGTGCCTCATCGGTATCCAACTGATCCCTCAGCATCCGCTCTTCGGAACCGGCCTCTTGGCCAGCAATGGTTACGGTGCGGGGCTGACCTTCGCCGTCTAGTGCCACTTCGCCCGCTGCGAGTTCGCGCTCTAATCTTCGGTCTTTATCCGCTTGTCTTGACGCTTCGGTGTCCAAGTCTTTTACAAGGTTATAGTCTGTATCACGAGCCAAAGTCGCTTCATCGTCCAGATAGCCCGACACACCCGCACGGGCCAAGGCTTCAGCCTCTTGTGTGCCCCTAACGCCCTCTTCAAAGCGTTCCCTGGTAGTCGGCTCCGTAATCGTCAACCCACGAGCGAGGTTTCTATCGGCTACGTCCTGTTGTAGCATCGCATCGCTACGTGCTAAGTCAGCAGCGTCACTATATTGCGGTGCGAGGACTCGCGCCTGCTCCAGTTGGCGATCAGCCCGACCGAACTGTGCATTGATGTCTTGGTCTCGGCCTTCCAACGACCGAGCCCCTCTCAGGAACCCACTTATATCGGCTTCGCGTTCAATAGCCTCTTGGTTGGCCAGCCGAGCCTCTAATGTGTCCTGGCCTCCCAACCGGCCTATCATCTCGCCGCCTTCCATGTAACGGTCTGACTTCAGCCCTGCGAGATCCAGTGCCGCTTGATAGCGGGGGTCGTTTTGTTGACGATACGCTTGATCGGATAGTATGTCGCTATAAGTGCGTCCGTAGCCCGACCGTAACTCGCCCAGCACATCAGCCGTATCGCCTCCACCACGCAACACGCCTAGCCGCTGGAGGTCTTCAGTTGTCTGTGCTTCATCCCTAGCCTGCCGGTCTTCTAAATCAGCCATCTGCGCTGCGGTCTGTGGGTCTATGCCGCCGGGGCCCGTGAGGCTTTGCCGCAGGGCATCCAGATAGATGTTTCCAAGGTCGGTCTCATATTGGAAAAATTCGGGGTCGTATTGCACATCGTCTGTAGCAAATAGATTCGGCCCTCCGACCGGAGCCGTTGCTGGGTCTAACTGTATGTCCAAATTGGGGTCTGCTACTTGTAGGGCCGGTAGGCCTCTTCGCGTTTCAGCCCCCGCCTCTTCTGCCGCAGTAACCAACTCGCGCTGCGTGTCCATCTGCTGGCCACGCAATACGGGATCGGTGACCCCACCCACCGCAGCCGCAGCCTCAGCCGATGGCCCACTTGGCTGGAACGTAGTGCCGGTGCCTTGTGGGACTGCCGTTACTGCTGGCTGGGCTGCTGGCCCCGATGCAGCCCCGGCTGGACTGACAAAGTCCTGCATCACCATCGCACGTAGACTCTCAATGTCGCTGGGCATACCCAACCGACTCGCTGCTATCGATGCGTCTTGTAGCGAAAAGTCAGTGCGGCCCTGACGGGCCATGTTCCGCGCCTTGTCCAACTCCGACTGGTAGATTTCCAACATACCAGGGTCCATACCAGCAGGCGTTGCACTGGGTGCTGGTGCTGGTGCCGGTGGTGGTGGTGGTGGTGCGGGTGTCGTTACCGGATCTGGTGTTGGGGTTGGCGTAGGTGCGGGTGCTGGCGTAGGATCACTGACCGCTGCCGGGTTGCCTGCGCTGGGCATCGTCCCTACGGCTGTGCGGTAGGCATCTGATTTGCCATATGCCCTAGCTTGTTCTGGAAATAACTGTTGGTATTGCTGCCAACTCATACCGCCCGACATCGGGTTACCGGCATTTGGATCGGCAGTGATAGCTGAAGTAAACCCACCTTCGATGCCGCGCAGATAGGAGTCTATATCGCCCCCCTGCTGATAGGCACTCAGCACATCACCTCGAAACTGATCAGGCACACCCGCCAGCAATGGATCGGCTAAAGCCTGGTCTTTGCTGCGATACACATCGGCTACGCCAAAGGTCGCATCCATGCCTTTGCCTTGTAGGGCATCGGCCAACGTGGATTCGTCGTACTGGCCCCACTTGGCCCCTTTTCTGATCTTTTTGTATTCCGGTGTATCGGTAAATGATCCAGTTGCCATTATTCTACGCCCACTGTTTTACGCCGTCTGTATCGTCCCAGCGGCTTGTATTGCAAATTGACCCGCCGAAAAGTGAACGGCTCATTGAGTGCATTGTTTGTATAGATCAATGCGGTGCTATTGTCGTAGCCCATAAGGTCGGTGTCGGTATATAGTGCAGAGGTGCTTCCACCCAGCTTTGACGTACCCAGCACAAACGAGCCGAGGCCTGCGCTCAACTCGCCCATCAAGATGCGCTCTGTGGTGCCAGTGATCTTGGAGGACTCCTGTAGCACCTGTACGTCATACTCAGAGTCCTGGGCATCGTAGTAATGCCGCGCATAGAGCCATCGCAGCCGCACATCGGCCCCCATAGGAGGCGGGGCCCCGGTCTTGAACTGTGCCGATATAGCCGCTGTATCGTCGTTGTTGTTTTTGTCGTGGGTGTAAACGTAGCCATCGAAGCCGCCTGCATGGGGCTGGTCATCGACCAGGGCCGAAGCATCTCTGGCCATATTGGTATAGGGACCAAACCAGCAGTTGAGAACGGTGTTGTAGATGATGACGTAGTTGTTGGTAGCCTGCGAGGTGCCGTAGGGAATAAACCACCAGACCTCATTCGTAGACGGGTAGTAGAGACCGTGCGAGAGGTGCAGCTTGGCGGCGTTGATAGAGTCCCAGAACCGAGAGCCGTCTAAGGCCTGTGATATCTTTTGCACTTGGTTACCGCCATCCCAGGCGTAGAAGCCGTCCAGCCGGGGAAACAACTGCAGGCCCGATGGGAGGTTGACGATGCCTCGACCTGACACGCTACCAGCCGGTGCGCGGCGTTGCACTTGATACGGCACCGTAGCATTGCCGGTCGGCGTTAGTACATGCACTCCCTGGTCGGTGTGAATAGCCAAGGCATTGCCGATGGGGTTAATGCCTGTGATATCGTGATCGAAGTTATAAAAACTAGTAGCACCCCACACGGTAATATCACCCGTGTCAGACCTCCATAACTGATACTTGGCCCCGTTGACGTTGCCTATCCATAGGCGGTTGTCCCAATAGGCGATGTGTCGGCCTTTGGTGAACCGACTGTCATCATCCAACGTCCCGGCATTGGCTGTGCCGCCAGCCCAGGTAATCGCATCGGTATCCACGCCATTGGTCAGCACTAGCGTAGATCCCGCTAAGGCCCACTCCCATACGTTATCATCACCGGCGGTGATGGTGACTGAACCGGACCTGTCGGTGCCTGAGCCGCCGGTGATGTCGTAGAATTTATCGCCCGATATGGCAAAGGTCTTATCTACAGCCGCCAGGGTGACCTGACCCACTGCCGTGATCGTAGCCCCACTGTTGAGAGCCGAAGCATTGAACTTGGCAAAGCCTTTACGCTTCTCCACCTGACCGGCTTGGCCTACCCGGCAGTTAATCATCGAAAAAAGCGCATTGGGGCCAAGGTCTTCAGCGGGTTGGTCATACCGCACCCCCTTGAGCCAGGGACCGTATTGCACTGTAGCTGCACTGATAGCCATTACGACAACGACCCATTCTCTACGGCAAAGGTGAAGCCGTAGTCCATACCATCGTCTGTGCGCCTTTTGCGATAGGAGCGGTTGCCCTGGATGGCATTGTTTTGCGTCAGGGCCCGTTGTATCACCCGCTCCATCTCACCTCGGTCGATACCGGCCCCCTCCATATCGCCCTTTTCTTCTTTGTAGAGGGCCGACACACCAAACACAAGCGCAGGCTGCACGATCTTCGGCATGTAGATGTCTAGCGAGTTAGCATCGTCATCGGAATCGAAGTCGGGTATGAAACCGTAGTAGCGATAGGCGATGACATCGGTGCCGTTGTCGGGCTGGGGATACAGGTCTACCTCGACATAGCCCGTAGAAGAGTTGATGCCGTTGATGGCCACATAGGATGCATCACCCGTGATCGAATGATCGGGGTCATCGGCATCCAGCGTCTGTGACGATATCACCAGCATCACATGATCCTGGGTCTTGTTGCGAAACGACAGGGGCTCCGCTACATCACTAGCCAGCGAATACGTCTGGGTGCCATTGGACACGGTAAAAGTTGAATCCTTAAACATCCAAAACCACTTAGCCCGACTCGACACATCCTTGGTGACGATGTTGAGATAGTCCCTCGCCCCGTCCTTGAAGGTGGTTGAAGTCGTACTGAGGCCTACCCTGCGCAGTGCCTGCTGTATAACCTGTAGGTTTGTCATTTAGTGCATGTCCGTCCAAGATCCATCGACATAAGCTTGTATTTTGTCGGTGCTGGTGTTGTATATAAGCAAACCATTAAAAGGGTTAGTCAGCGCATCACGCTGCGTACTCGTTAGCTGCGGTGCAGCCAATGCGCTGAACTGGGTAGCATCTCCGTAGTAGGTAGAGGCATTCACACTACCAAAAACATTGAGGTCACCCGCTATATCATCAGCCATCGCTACTGGCTGGCCCCCGCCACGATCTGGTCAAGGTCATACTCGTTAAGGTTGTTACCGTTACCCTCGGCCCAGCGTGTCTTCCACACTACCACCGCTTCGGGCCCTCGGTCGGATATACGACTAGGCGGGTCCGGTATGAAGTCGGGGTGGTGCGTCACCTCGCCAAAGGCTGCAACGGTGTTCTGCGTTTCGTTATGGGTCCGTGGGCGCACCTTTTTACGCGCATGGGTCTTGTTGAGATCCAGCGCGATGCGCACCTGTTCCTTTACCGAGTCATCTGCACTCGCAATGATAGCAGCCACATCTGCTGCGGTGACGGCCTGCTTCTCTGTCGGTGCCACAGCATCCGGTGCGGGTACGCCTGCGGGTGTAGGCAACGGTAGATCCTCCTGAACTGCTTTGGGCTTGGGCATTTTTGTCCTCTTATTGAGATAATGAGGGGCAGGCCCTTATGTGGCCTGCCCCTGCGGTTTTAGGCTACTAAGCCCTGCAGCACTACACCCACATGACCAGTGTCATCGGGGGCATAGCAGGCAAAGCCTACCAGCGGTTCTGTTTCAGCGTCCTTCAACTGGACCGCACCGGCAGTGCCATCACTCAGCGTCAGGTTATCGCCAATAGCGATAGCCGTATCACTGAGGATCGTAGCGATGCCAGCGGTCTGCAGCCAGCCGTAGTAACCGGAGGTGAACGCCATCGGCGTAACGCCTGCGATGATGTAATCGGTCGCTGCTGTAGCACCCACGACATCATACCAGAGACCGCCGACGATAGCGATGTCGGTAGCCGTAGTCAGCGTCACCGCAATAGCATCGAACAGATAGATATCCACTTTGCCACTGGTGGTAGCATCCGTGGCACTGTTCGACTTGATGCGGTACTGATACCCTTCACCCGCATCGTCCGTAGTCTGGAGCAACGCACCCGCAAACTGATCCTTGGTGATACTCGCCAAGGTGATCTGCAACTGCGCAGAGCCAGCCGCCGGGTCGAACCCGTTAGCCGCGTCGATGACGATGTTGTCGGTCTCGACCTGAGCCGTAGCCGAAATGTCCTGAGACACTAAGAGGCCAGCCGCTATAGCCGCTGCGGTTTTGCCGTAGCGGAACACGCGACCATCCGACAGTTCCAACTTCTCGCCAATGGGATACGTGGGAGTCGAAGACTCGGCGTATAACCCCTGGCCATACTGACTGCCAATGCCGGTACCACCAATGCGGTTAGTACCGAAATTGTGATTTTTAAAACTCATGGTAATTACTCCTTTGTCCTTTTCTGGGACTTA